GATGAAGCTAATAAAGAATACAAGGAATCTGGTTATCAAGCCTTACTAGCATCCCCTATCGGTGCGCCTATCCGCATGTATGAAAAAGGGCAAGCTCAAACAGAGTTAGCTAATCAGCAAGCTGAAGAACAACGCAAGGTCGAAGCGCAACAAGCCGAGCAAGCAAAGCAAGATGCAGAGCAACAAGCTAAAGAAATAGAAAATAAAAAAATAGAAGAGGCTATTACTGCTTCAGGGGGACAGACAAGTCTTCCAAATTTATTTGACTATACAGGCAAAGCCCCTGTAACAGAAGAAGATGTAAAAGATATCAGTGAGAAAACTGCAGCAGAATATTTGCATGGGTTAGATGCTAGGTTTACAAATCCTTCTCAAATAAAAACGGCTTTGAAAGATACAGAATTTGAAAAGTTAGGTGCTAAAAAAGTATTAGATGTTTATAAATCTTTACCTACACAAGAAGACTTATTTGGTGCAGAAGGCGATCTTAATCAAAACATAACTAACGCTGCGGATATAAAACAAGCTAGACAAGATAAAATTGCTTCTGAATATCAAGCTAAAATGGAGAAAGCTAAAGAAGGTGAAAACCTTGATATTTTTGGTGCTCCAAAACAACCTAGTTATACACCAGAAGAAATAGTAGCGGAAGAAAAAACACCAGAAAAACCTGCCAATCTAATGATGCAGGATATTTTAAACAAAGTCGACCAAGAAAATCAAATTGAAAAAGCAAATAGACTTAGAGAACAATTAAATGTAACACCAGAAGGAAATGCATTAACACCAGAACAATATCAAGCACGAGTAGAAGCAGAGCCTTTTAAACAGCACGCTTTAGATATTCAAGAAGCACAATTAAAAGCCCAGCACGAAGCGCAACAACAGCAGAATGCTCAAGAGATGCAAGACAAACTCGCTAAGGTTAAATCAGGTGAGAACTTAGATATTTTTGGAGAACCGTCTGCTCCAAAAGCTGCTCAAGAAACTATAGCTCCAGTGGAACAGCCTTCTCAAGGCGGCTCAGCTAATCTTCAAATACAAGAAGCTATTAAACAAGCTGAGAAAGATTTTGATATTGAAAAAGCAAATAGACTTAGAGAACAATTAAATGTAACACCAGAAGGTGTGGCTTTAAAGCCAGATGAATATCAAGCGCATGATGATAGTGAATTTTTTAAACAACGCGCATCAGAACTACAACAAGAAGCTAAAGATAAACAAGCTATTGAAAAACAAGCTAAACAGAAAGTAATAAATGATGCCTTGATTGCACATGATGCTAAAGCTACAAAAGATACTATTACAACTATAAATACGTTGGCTAAAGAGTTAGGTTTAAAAGGTGATTTGAAATCTAAGGTAGACCAATTAAGAAATGTAGATGTAACTAAAGATCAAACAGAAAATAAATACTCTGTCGCAGATACTGCTACTGACACTGGACATACTGCTGACTCTCTAAGCAAGGGTTTATCTCCTGAAATGAAAGCTTTAGTAAGTTCTGGTAAAGCAGTTATTCATGATACAGCGGCAACTCTTCCTGGTGAAAATCACCCTGCAAACGTGCAGGGTATGACTACTAAAGAGGGGATCACTCATTATGTAGCGAACAAACTTACACCTAAAACATTAGACGATCTTGCTGTACATGAGGTGGGTGTCCACGTTGGTATGGAGAAGATGGTGGGTCCTAAAGTTTGGAAGGATATTACTAATCAAGTGATGAGCAACAAAGGGGCTGTTTATGAGAAAGCAAGAGCGTCTGTCCCAAAAGATACGCCTGAAAACCTTAAAGCTGAAGAAACATTAGCGTACTTGGTTGAACATTCCCCTAACTTACCTTTGGTACGCAGATTAATATCATCTATCAGAAACTGGGTACGTACTAGATTTGGAGCAAACATTAAACTAACGGAAGATGATGCTAGACACTTAGCAGTGTCGGTGTTACGTAAAGAGTCTAAAAGGCCGACTCAAACGATGCGAAAAGAATCTGTATATTCTAAAACAAAATTATTAGCCCCTAACGGTAAGCCTTCTAATCTAAACGCTGTTCAATATGCGCAAGTAAGAACTCCCGAGTTTAAAAAGTGGTTTGGTGATTGGGAAAACGATCCTAAAAATGCATCTAAAGTTGTTGATGAAAACGGGGAGCCTTTAGTAGTTTATCATGTTACAGGAACTAACTTTAATGCGTTTGATAATAAGTTTTTAGGGGTTAATACAGGAGCACCTAGTGCTTTAGAAGGGTTCTTTTTTACCGACTCTTCTAAAGTAGCCGCAGAATATGCTAAGCCTAGTAAAGAAGATATGTTAAAAGGGGATAAGCTTGCTATTAATCATCCTTTTGATTTGTTATTCGCTCCTTCTGATAAGGGGCATACGTTTACATCTACTTTTATTGAAGATGAACCACACGGTGAGTCAGTTTATTATGAAAATAGATTCACCGTAAGTCCTTTTGTCCATGATGACTCTGGAGTGCATACCACGTTAAAGGTAGAATACTTTAATTCTTACGGAGATATGGATGAAGATACCTTTGAGCTAAGCGCAAGGTCCATAGATTCTTTAGTTCATAAAATAGACGATAATAAAATACTTAAAGGTAGTGTGCGCCGTATGCAAGGGTATTCCGCTAGAACTATCCCTGTATTTTTAAGTTTACAACATCCCGGAATGTTTGATTACGAGGGAAAAGCTAGATCTAGGCAATACTCAGAGTTATTGCCTTATTTTAAACAGCAGTTTTTAGACGGAGGGGTGTTTAAAAATACGTTTGATAGTGGTAGAGAGAAGCGTATAGAATCTAATATTTATGTCGCTTTCCACCCTAACCAAATTAAGTCTGCTATAGGAAACACAGGCGCATTTAATAAATCAAACACTGATATCCGCTATTCCGTAGCACCAAAAAACGATGCTGACTTACGTGCCGCTACCCAAGTTTACGCTACGCCAGAAGCTAAGAAAGAACCTTCTATTTTTGATAAAGCAACTGGTGCGGGAAAATACATATCTGATACACCATTAAATAATATCTTGGATGATTTCAAAGCGGGGGTTGATAAATTTAGAACTACTGTTGCACATTCAGGATCACCTATTGAAAGATGGTATCAACAAAAATACAATGGCGTTATGCGTGACGCATTGACTAATGAAATACGTGGTGACATTTTATATGACCAAGCGATAGCAAGTAAGAACCAAGCAGTTGCTACATTAGAACAAGGTAAACCTATCATCGAAGATGGGGTTGTGCGCATACAAAAAGACGATAACAATGTTGATAACATGTTCAAACTTTTAAATAAGTTTGGTGATCGTATTGGCAGTATTGATGATGCTAAACATGCAGCATCTGCTTATTTACAAGCACTACGTTATCAACATACTCTTACTAAAAATGCTGAACTTCAAAAAAAGATTGATGGAGTAACTGATGAGAAAAAAGCTAAAAAATTAGAAGAAAAACTTATCAAAGTATCTCCTGAGCAAGAAGCGGGTATTAGTAGCGGTTTAGAATACGGAGTTCGACATCCTGAAGTTAAAAAAATAGCTGACATGTGGATGGCTATTAAAAATAATGTTGTTGATTTTCAAGAAAAAACAGGCCATATCAGTAAAGAAACTGCTGAAATGTATCGGAAAGACCCTGCTTATGTACCTTTATATAGGCTCATGGATGATTTGGAAAATACAAACCCAGGTTATAGGGCATCAGCTAAAAGTATTGCGGGAGTTAAAGCTGAAAAACATTTTGAAGGTTCTGAGCGTGATGTAAAAGATATCTTTGATAACATGGTTCATCGTGTTATGTGGGGTGTGGAAAGCGGTATTAAAAACTTTGCTAACCAACGTATTGCTAAAGACTTGGGTATTCAAAATGAAGACGGTGAGGTTATCTATCATAAGACACAACCTGTAGGTAAATCCGATACCACTGCTCCCATCTGGATTGATGGTAAACAAAGATGGGTAGAATACACTGATCCTTCTTTTGCTACTGCCCTTAATGGTATCGATCCTATCATACATTCTTGGATAAAGTTATTCGGCAAATCTAGTAAGATATTGCGTATGAGTGTTACATCACTCCCTATGTTCCAAGCTTTACAGATAGTCTATGATGCGCAAAGAGCAGCTGTGTATTCAGGTGTAGATCATCCCTTTAAATTAATGGGTAACATTCTTAAAAATGCCGGACAACTCTATTACGATATGTTGAAAGGTAGAGAGAATGCAATAATTAAAGAAATGGAACGCGCAGGTGTTCATGGTGGTTATGCTCATACTGTTGAAGAAATATCTGATGCAATGCATAGAAAGTATAATCTTGAAGCCAATACTAAAGTTAAACAATTACTAGATAAAATAGATAAGATTGCTTCTGTTTCTGATATGGCGCAACGTAAAGCTATATATGAGCAAACTATAAAAGAAACAGGTGATAAAGTATTAGCAGAACATCGTGCTAGAAATATCATCAATTGGAATCGTCATGGTTCTAGTGAATCTGTTCGTGTTTTAACTCAAATCGTTCCTTTTATGAACGCCTACATACAATCAATGGATGTATTATTAAACACTATAAATGGCACGGGTATTAGCACTAAAGAAAAGTCTATTGCAAGAAATGAATTTAAACGTATAGGAATGCAATTAGCATTATTATCATTCGTTTATTCTATGGCGGTAGGAGATGATGATGAATATCAGAAGATGAATGATAGAGAAAAAATTAGTAATCTTGTCATTCCTGGTATAGGTATGGTGCCTGTTGCTTCTGAAGTAGGTTTCATGTTTAAAGCATTACCTGAGATGTTATATCAATACTTCTCTCGTGAAGGAACTAAGAACCCAATGGACTCTACTAAGTTAAAAAAAGCCCTTTGGAATTCTTTTGCTAATGCAGTATTGGGTCCTAACGCAATGCCACAAGCTATCAAACCTATAATTGAAGCAACTGCTAATCACAGTTTCTTAACAGGTACTGAGTTGATTGGTCCACATTTGAAAAACTTAGAGACGTCCTTGCAGTTTAATGAAAACACTTCTGAGTTAGGTAAACTTATGGGACGTAGTGGACTTATTTCTCCAATAATAGCAGATCATATAATGAAAGCTTATGGCGGTACTGTAGCTAGTCTCACTTTAATGTCTATAGACTCTATTCTTGATGCGTTTTCTGATGTTAAACGTCCTACTCAAGCTTTGCATAAGAACCCTATCATTGGTAAATATGTTATTGATTCACGTTATAAAGATCAGGTTGATAGTTATTATGATTTATTAAATAAATCCAATGAAGTAGCAAGTAGTTTGAAAGAATATAAAGACACAGGTAATTCAACCGAAGCTAAAAACTACCAAGTTGAAAACAAAGAGATGTTAAAGACTAGATCTCAAGTACTTAGCTTACAAACACGTATGACAATGCTTAGAGAACAACATAAGAAAATTGTCAATTCCCCCAAGTTATCTGGTGATGAAAAGAAAGAAAAGTTAGATCAACTTGAAGAACGTATTGGTAAGACTTTGAAGAACATAAATTTACTTAGAGTTAAATCAGGAATGTAATCACCTTCGCCATGCTCGGACTCCGTACATATTTTGTTCGAGCACTTGCTTAGTGACACATCTTATTCCCAAGTCTCTACATGCCTTCTTGATCTGGACTTCAACGTCTGCTCTATCTATGCAAGGTACGAAGAAAGAACTTCCAAAGGTGAAGTTTGCCCAATCTATTTCAACTTCTTGATCGAATACCCAAATCATTTAGAAATTTCTCTTTGTTAAAATCTAATACTTTTGTAGCGTCAATATGTATAGCGGTAACCAGTTGGCTTGCTTTGATAAAGGAACCACCAAACATAGCTTTAGGTTTAATATCAACTATACATTCAAGACTGAGATTCTCATCTATATCTTCTTTCTTAATCTTACATGCTTTCTTAAATTCCATATAATTTACATAGAACATATTCTTATCAACATCATAGCGCATGAGGATAGGTCCGTCAGGGACATACAATCTATTTGCAGGTTTAATTGCTTTGCCGATAGTTACTAAAGTGTTTTTGCTATTTGAGTGCAAGTATTCGTACAAGTATGTGTCTCTAATATCCTGCTGACCTTTATATGTAGCGTAAAATTGTGTGCCATCAATACCGCTTATCTGTTTTACTACCTCCAACATCTGCTCCACATCATCGTGTATATTACCTGAAGAGGGTAGTTGTTTGAACTTGAAATGGGCAATTACTTTTTTGATAAAACCATCTACAAATACACCATGACTTTTTGGTAAAACAATCTCTTCCGTAAAGGGAGGTAAAGGGATATTGATTATTCGCTCATGGTCAATGTTAAGCGGGTTGGTTGATACACTGAAAATGCGTTTGTTATTTATACGTAAAATGTCTTTGACAATTCTTTTATCAGTTCTGTCTATATCAGGATAAGTAACAGGGAAATTATCAAATACTTCTACGAAGTTGGTCAATCGAATTGTAGTTAATCCTCGCATATCCCCATAGATACTATTTATTATTTTTAATAACGGCATCCATTCTCTATTCCCATAGAAATTAATAAGATAGGATCTACTGTTAATAAATCGCATTAAAGGTGCAGTGAGTGCTAGCGTAACTGCCAATATTGCAATAGGGTTATTGATACTTTCTAACCACTCTTCTACGCTACCACCCTGCTTCATAAGAGGAATGTAAGGGACGATGCGAGCATGAGGGGGAGAATAACGGGTTTCAGCAATAGTTAGTTCACGCTCACCTAAAACAAAAGTTTTGTTATTGTCCTTCCACCCAAATGATTGTCGCTTGGCTTTGGCCGCTTCGTAATAAGCACCTATGCTCATCTCAACTTCCTCATTAGTTCTTTAGTTTTTTCTATATAGGGTTTGCTCATACCAATAAATCCTGCAAACCAATAGACCACTACGTATTCAGAGACACCCATATACTCAGCAATATCACGCACAGTAAAATCTTTATCTCTGGCAAGATTGCCCAATTTAACTCCGTAAAGATTCTTGTGCCTTGCTGCGTTAAGTGCTTTGTTGATTTCATTTGTATTTTCCGGGGTTAATTTTTTAGATATTTTAATAAACTTCATCTTCTGTTCTTAGAGAATAATGATTAGCACCGTGCAAAGTATATCGAATATAAACAACACCCATCTTTTCAAAACGGGTCATTAATTCGCTAGCATGTTTATCCGTAAAATCCATCAATTGAGCAAACTCCAGAGCCGTCACAGTATGATGCTGTCTTAATAAGTCTACTGCTTTAGGTAAACATCTATCGACTAACCTTGATCCATTACGCCTTGTCGTCTTTAACATCTTTTTTATCCTCTTTCTTTTTAGAGAATATCTTGTCCCAGTTATCTGCAAACTTCTTTTGATCGGTAGGTCGTTGTACGCTACCTTTACCACCATGTGTTTGACCTTTCATTTTCTTTCCTCTATCCTATGCTCCATTTCTGCATACCTAACCCCTGCTAGAAACGCTTGTTTATACATCTTAGTATGTCCTTTAGTCTTTTGTTGTATCTTCTCTTCAGATAAACGGATAGGCTCTTTTAACTTTATTGTAACTTTCATACCCATCCCATCAAGTTAGCAAACCACATTAGATTTGTCACTATCAAACCTACCGATAAGAATTTTATTCCTCGGTATTGAGTAACAAGTCTGGCCCCTGCTATATTTAAAAGACTTATGTTTTCATTTTGATACTCTATGTACTCTGAATCTTCTTCGTCCTTAATAATATCTTGCAGCTCTTCAATATAGTAGCAAGTACTATTGACAATATCTTTTGTTTGGATATGAATATAATCTCTTAATACAACAGGTTCATTTCTCATTGGCTAAAAACTCACGTAATTTTCGTGCATAGTGTTTTGCTTTCTCAGCATCATGATCTGCTCCTTCTTTTTTACCTTGGCGCATAGCATATTTGATTATTTGAGATTTTAACCCACCAATAAATTCTTCTCTAGTTAAAACAAGTTCTTGTACTTCCCAGGGATCTATCGACATATCTTTGTAATGCGTCCCATCTATTTGATAATCATCCGCGTTTTTATATTCACTCATCATTTTATTTTCCTCCTAGACAAAAATATATTAGCTTAACAAGTCGCTATTAAATCAATAACTATCATAGCTAATGCAATCATCACTGCGGTTAATAACACAACTGCAAGATGTAAATGGTTATCTTCTTTAGTAATCATCGTTTAAAATCCTCTATTTCTTTATTGGTCAAAGGTGTTGCAACCTCCCAATCTGAACATAATCCAATAAACTTATAATCTTCTTTAAGCTCTACACCCTTAATAATGTCTACCACTTTTTTTCCTCCTCCAAAATCGTAAACCCAACACAATACACCTTGTTTAGGAATGCTGTTATACCAAGGGGGATTAAGCAAATCGTCTATTTCTTCTTTTAATTTTCCACGCACTTCCCATAAATCTAATGTTAATGCTTTTTTCAACAGGTCATTACGTTTTTCAATGTCATACTTTAACAAAGTTATTTCTTCTTCATAATCCGATTTCAAACGTGCTATTTCATCATTCATTTCTTCTCCTTCAACTCTTTAATGATCTTCTCAGCATAGTAGTATCTCAATAGACTATGCTCGGCTTTATCGTATAACTCGAGTAGTTCTTTAATTTGTTTCTTCATCTTTATTCCTCTCCGCTAGCATTGCGTCTGCCATTACATAAGACATTCTCGCTAAAGTTTCCATGTCATACATGTTTTTAGGTAATGTCTGCATAGCCAACCCAGCAAAGTGGTCGCGTAGGGTCATTACACTTTTATCACTATATTCTTTTTGCGCTTGAAGCAGTGTTTGCTTGAGTATTAAATTATCATTTTTTAAATCTTCTATTACTGTTTTTAATATATCTATCTCATTCATCTTTATTCCCCTATTCCATGTGCTTTTTCTATTGCTCTTGCAAAGCCAAAAGGCTTAAATGAATTAGCTTCGTTACATAAATTTTGCATTCCTAGTAGAATTATTTCATCATCACTCAAAGGCTCACGTTTTGGTGGTGTAAAACTTATAGTTGGCCGTTTTAGTTCAGCCAATGCCGTTTCTAATGCTTCAATAAGTTTATCTTTATTCATCTCATTCCCCTTTTTTACCTACCCTATAAAGTTTATCCCCATACTCAAGTTTACCCATCCATAGCAAAGGTATACGCTAATTCTATCGTGTGTTGTCATTTGCATAGCTCCTTTTTTTCTGTGATAATATAAAGTTTAGTTCCTACTTTTGGAATCATTTTATTTCTCCATGTAACCCCTAAAAAAGGCCCACCGATACAGTTATTATTACCATGATGTTCAATAGTTCCTATATGCTCTATGTCAGGGTCGGAGTTATCTATATACCAACCTACTATTTGTCCGTTTTTCCAGATACTTTTAAATGGTGCTTTAGTATCATTGTATTGAGGCTGTAAATATTTGGTAATTTCTTCTTTTAATAAACACCATTCTGAGTAATTCCATTTGCTTAGTAAAAATTTATTTAATAATTCTCGATCTTCATTCATCCTTCTTTTTCCTCCTTAATACCATAAAAAATTTTAAGGTTATGTTTTTCAATGACTTCATCTCTTGTAGCAATATCATGCTCATAAAGACACCTCATTTCTTCATACATTTCTTGCATTAATTCCATCTCCCGATGATGTAAATAATCAGATTTAATACTTACAGAGTTTAATTTATGAAATTCTTTCCAAAAAAAATACGCAAAATACCATCCAACATATCCTACTAAAATAATTATTAACTCTATTGCTTCACTCATAATTTAAATCCTATTAATATTACAGCTTGCGTTAATATTTGCACACAATGCTTTTATCAAACGCAATACGTATTCATCATTCATCTCGATAGAATTTAAAGGCATGTTATTATTAAAAAATGTTATCACCGTATTACCTTTATTATTTGTTCCAGTCATAACGCTTGGTAAATCAAATTTTTCTTTTGTTTCACTCATCTCCACCCTCCATTATTGTTTCCTTAATAACATCCGCATTAGCATTAAGATGCACTAACACCCTGTCGTTTAGATAACATCTGCTGTACAGACCATCTATTTTATCAAACTCAAACGGTGTTTTCTGTGGATCATCTTTAAGAACGAAGTGATCGCCTTTGTGTAGTTCGTATAGTTTCATTTTTTCACCCATTTACCGTCATTGCATTGCTCCATCAGGCCAAACTTTTTAAAACCTTGCGTCTATTTTTTCAAACTCAAACGGTGTTCTTTTTCTATAATCCGCACTAACTGTACAAACCCTTTCCATTCCTGATATGCCTGTTCAAACAATTCAGGTTCGGCAAGAACCGCCCAATGTCCAACACAATCCGAACTATAAGAATATTCTTCCCACACCCCATCAGAAAATCTTCTAAATTTTGACGATTTAAACTCCAGACCATCAAATTCTATTTCCTGATATGTTCGTTTCCCAACACTTGCTATTTTCATTTTTTATTCTCCAGGATTCTGATTATTCAATATCCAATATTAGTGACCCAAAGCTTCATCACTCAACGGCGCTGGAACTTGCATCCACTGCGTCTCACTAATATATGTCGTTTCACTCATCATTATATTTTTAAGTTCTTCACGCAATTCACGTTCACATAGACTTGCACCGATACAATCACTATCCATAGCACTGTTGATCTTGGCATCAACCCAATTCATTAAAGCGTTTAATTGATCTTCAGTCATTCCCCACCTCCAATACCGTGTTCTTTTTCTATTGCTCTGGCAAAGTTACGAACCATAAAAGTTTTACCAGCATATTTATCCCCCCATAAATCTGCTATTACATCATCACTCAAAGGCTCACGTTTTAAATCTTGCTCGGCTTGTGCATAACCTTTTTTAAATTCTTTTAAACCTTCTCTTGGCGTTATACCTTCAGGCTGGGCGAGCAGTTCTTTTTCTCTAGACATTATGATCCCCATATCGTGGCACATCTGCGCCAAATTTCTTAATATAAAGATCTAATAGTGCTATACTATTATCCCATGCCGTTATAACTTGATACTCTTGTTTAACTTTCCCAAGTGTCGTGAAATGAATACCAGTTTCTTTTTCAATCTCAGTTAAATTCATTTGCTTATTAAGCCTAGCAATCATGATAGGCCAGTCTAATGCTTTCATTAACCCCTCCACTTAACCATTTTAAATAGTCCAAATCCAATGTGTACGCTCTTGGTGCAAACTCTGCACATCTCATATCTCTAGTAATCTTCCTGCTTCTAGCACTCTTTTCACTTTTGATATAAGGATACTTCTCTAGCATCTCCAATACTTCTTTACGCTCAAATACTAGCTTATTACCCTTTGACACCAATGGTGCTGGAAACTTACCTGCCCAATAGGTCTTTCTTAACTTGATAACCCAGTCTGCTGATAGGTCTTGTAATTGAGCTATTTCAGATATGGTGATGGTGTTCATTCCTCCCCCCTCTCATCAACTAATGCCATACTAAGATCAGCGCAATCCACCATAACTGGTCTTTGTTTAGCGTTATAGAGTTCATATAAGCCATAAGCTAATGTACCCATTTGCAGTATTAATATAACTGCCATCATTACGGTTAAAGCTCGCATTTATCCTCCTTTCTTCTTCTTTTTAATTCACGTCTAGCCAACAAAAGCATGTTGTTGGATAACTTCATATTCTCTTTAGCCTGTTTGATTGCTTCCTCAATAGAAGCCTCTGGCAAAACCCTAAACCATTCTTTTAATTTCATATTACCCTCTGCTGTTAATAACTATTAGGTGATAACCACTTATGGCCGTCCTGCTGACTCTATGCGGTGCGCTTCTGTGAGAGGCGGTAAGAGTAAGACTTCTGGTAAATGGTTATCCTTAATAGTGCCATCTTCGACTGCGTATCCGCTGTCCTACGACTTCAGGCCTTGTCGTTGTTTCTGTATTGATTAATCGTTTATATTTAGCACCACGACTTATCTTATTTCCACTGCTAGAAATTAATTTGCTGGGACAGTGGTTAAGCATCAATACTACTTCAGGCTCAGAAACATGGCCTTTACTCTGTCGTCCTTGGCAACTCGTCCTATTGAGGGGTGGTGCGCCAGCGAATTAAAAAAGACCCTAACTTAATAGGGTCATGGAATGTGCCACCTTCGGAGTGGCGGACAGGAGATTAACTCTCGTAAAATTCTTCATCACGCTTATTA